CGTCTCTGCCTATTTGCTGTCAGGCAGCGAAGAGACCAGGGCCTCGACTGCCTGGGCCTCGCTGACCGCCATCCTTGAGGCGCGCGCCAAGTTCGATCTGGACACCGGCATGGAAATTATGCGCGACATGATGCTGATTCGTCTGGATCAGCGCACCCGACCGGAGGACGAAGACGGCCTGGTGTTCATCGCCGAGCTTCAGCAGGCGCGCATTGTCCGGTCGATGGTTAGCCGAGGCGTCACCTCGGCGGATCAACTCATGAAAAACGACACTGTGACTACGCAGGGGGCGCCCATGGTCACCACCGGTGACGCTTCGGTCGAGGTGATTCAATGAGCCGATACAAGGTAGCCATTCAGGCACTGCCCGCGCAGACGTTCAGCGCTCGGCTGGGAACCAACACGCTGACCATTGAACTGCAATGGATGACCCGCCTGGATGTGTTCCGCGTAAACATCCTGACCGCACTGGGCTCCACCCTGACCGCCGGGCGCTTCCTGCTGCCTGGTGTCGATCTGCTCGCCGGCCTGTATCCGCCGCCAGAAATCGCTTATGGCTCCCTGACGCTGGAGGGAGAGCAACCGACTCCGGACAACCTGGGAGTCGCCAACCTACTGGTGTGGTCCGATGAGTGATGAACTGTTTCTGCGCAGCTACCGGCTGAAGGTTGGTCGAGCCACCGGTTCGCGAGTTTACGAAATGCGGACCGGCGAGATTGTCCCGGGCGACAACGACGGCCTGCGCATCACCTTCCAGGCCACCCACTTCGCCGGCAACGCGCTCAGCGTGGCCGAGATCACAATCTATAACGTGTCCGCCTATGCCGAACGCCAAATGCTCGGCGATGGCGTCACCAAGAAATACGAGTTCATTTCGCTTGAGGCGGGCTATGCCAGTCAGTTTGGCGCCGTATTTGTCGGGCAGATCGTGAACGTGCAGCGGCACCTGGAAGACGGTGGCGCAACAAAAGGCATCCGCTTTTTCTGCAAGTCGTCAGCCAAGGAGAGAGATCAGAATCTGATCAACCTCACGCTGTCGCCTGAAACCGACCCCGTGCAGATCATCGAGGCGTGTGCTGAGCCATTCGGCGCAGAGATCCAGTTCTACGGCGACTTCTCCGAACTCAAGCGGCGGTCGCGCGGCACCGTCCTGCAAGGCAGCCCCGCCGCCTGCATGAACGAACTGGCCGAGGCATTCCAGTTCGACTGGATGGTCGAGAACGGCGCCATGAAGATCATCAAGCGCGAATTCGCCCTGGCTAACCAGGTGTACGTCATCAGCGCCGGCACCGGGATGATCGGCTCGCCCGTGGTGACTGATACCGAAGTCGGCATCCGCTACGCGCTCAACCCCAAGATCAAGCTCGGCGACACCATCAAGTTGGAATCGATGGCGCCCCGTTTTGAGTTCTCCGGGGCGTTCTTCTACGACATCCCCCGCACGATTGGCGAGGGCTTCTACAAGGTCAACTCACTGGTGTTCGCCGGAGACTCACACGGTGACCAGTGGGAAAGCCAAATAAGCTGTCTGCGCATCGGTGCAGCGGCACAAGCTGGAATTTCTCAAAGGGCCACCCGATGACTGATCCACTCGCCTCAAGAACGCAGGCAGAGTTCTCCAAGATGCTGCGTGACGTCTTCGGCGAGTACCTGAAGGACAACATGCGCACCAGCGTGCCTGGGCACGTCCTGAGCTTTGACCCCAAGCCGCAGATGGCTGAAGTGCAGATCGGACTGATGATGGAAGACCGCCAGAGTGGTCAGCAGTCACGCCGGCCGATTATCCGCGTCCCCGTGCAGTTCTGGGGCGCCTCTGGCGGCACGCTGGAATGCCGGATCGGCGCTGGCACCGAGGGCGTCCTGCTCTTCTCGCAGGAGTGCATCGACTCCTGGGTCGACCAGGGCGGTGTGGCGGTAAAGTCCGAGCCGCGGCGCTTCTCGATCAATGATTGCTACTTCATGCCTGGCGTTCGCTCTGTTCCTGGCGCTATCACGGACTTTGCCAACGACGGCATCCGCCTGCGCAGTAACGACGGCTTGGCATACATCTGGATTCACGACGACAAGACGCTTGAATTCGACGGCGTGTCGGCCAATTTCAAATGTCCGGTCAACTTCGAGCAGCGGGCCAACTTCGAACAGGCCGTCACCACCATGACCACCATCCACAACCAAGGCGTGAGCATCGGCCTCGAACACGAACACATCGGCGTTGAAGCTGGCGACGACATATCAGGATCGGTGAATCCATGACGGTACGAAAACTAGACGCAGACGGTGACCTGGCCCTGGGCCCGCAGGAATTCCTGACCGGCTACAGCGCGGAAGAGGTCGCGCAGAACGTGCTGACCCGCCTCAAGTTCTTCCTGGGCGAGTGGTTTCTCGACACCGCCGACGGTACCGACTGGTTCGGCAGCGTCCTTGGCAAAGGCTCGGCCCTGGCATCGCGCGAATCGGTGATCCGTCGGCGAATCCTGCTGACTCCCGGCTGCGCCGGCATGACGGCCTTCAGCGTGACCACGGACATCGCTACGCGGACGCTCACGGTGAACGCCTCAATCGTCAGCAGCTCGGGCGATAGCGCCGATATCAATTATGTTCAGGCGGTTATCTAATGGCTCAAATCACCGAACAAGGGATTACCGGGCGCTCGCTAAACGAGTACCTGGGCGACATAAAAACAAGAACGCTGGCGATCGATCCTGACTGGAACCTCGATCCCGACTCCCCGGACGGTCAGCGCATCGGTATCGACACGGAGCTGTTGGCCAATCTGGACGAGGCAGTCGTTGCGGCTTATCGCAGCAAAGATCCCGACAGTGCCACCGGCGAGGCCTTGCGAGACATCGGCAAGATCTCCGGTGTGCCGATCCGTGATGCGACCTATTCGATTGCCCCGATCACCGTGAACGGCCAAGCCGGCACAGCCATTCCGTCCGGGTCGCAGGTGCGCAGCCGCATCGATAACACCGTTTGGCTGACCACGGCCATTATCGTGATCGGCGTAGGACAGACCGGCACTGGATTCGCGACTTGCGCCACTCCGGGTCGTGTCCTGGCCTCTGCTGGCGAGTTGACCATCATCGGCACGCCGTTCCCGGGCTGGTCATCGGTCACCAACTCCGAAGCTGCGCCAGGCGAAGACGCCGAAAGAGACGCGGATTTCCGCAAGCGTCGTAACGACTCAGTAGCTCGCGCTGGCAGCAACATGCGCGACAACATGAAGGCCAATATCGCCAGCGTACCGGGCGTAACGGACGTGGAAGTGTTGGAGAACAACAGCGACTCCCCTTTCGACATTGACGGCGTCCCCTACACCGGGATCGCGGTAATCGTCAACGGCGGATCTGATGCTGACATCGGCTTGGCTATATACCAAAAGCACAACCCTGGCACGCCAATGCTGCCCCGCTACAGCGTAAAGACCGATACGTGGGTCGATGCGCCCGGAGCTAATGGTGTCAAGGTGGTCGGAGTGTCGCCCGCAACCGGAAACCAGTACACCGTCACCTTTCAGCGCGCCTCTGGCCTTCCAGTCTTCGTGAGCGTCACCTACCAGAAAATAGGCAACCTTCCGGGCGATATCGACGATCAGATCAGGCAGGCCATCGTCGCAGACTCAACCCGCAAGCTGTTCAGCGGCGAGACCACCCAGGGATTCAACAAGAACGGCTATGACATCGGCGAAAAGGTTGTGCCGGGACGCCTGTATACGCCAGTGAACAAGGTGCTCGGCAAGTACGGTGACAGCTATGTGACCGCTCTGACCATTGGTTTGAGCGCTATTTCCCAGAGCCTGACACCGATTCAGCCAACCATTGCCCAGATCGCCACCTTTGACGCCGACAACATCGCGGTCACGGTGACCCCATGATTATGGATCACGTCGCGCGAGCCAAGTCGCGCATTATCAACGAATACCGAGACAAGCAGCGCATGGTGCGCTGGCTGACGATAACGCCAGAGATCGCCAGCCAGCACCTGGAGGCGCCGCTAAATCAGATCTATGGCAGTTATGACGTAGACACGGTGAAGGGAGAAATGCTCGACGTGATCGGACGCATCGTTGGCGTGCCTCGCCCCATCCTTCGGGGCGCCGAGTTCGATGTATTCGGCTATGCCGGCAACGACAGCTACACGAACTACAACGTCTCGCCCTACATCGGTGCTGGCGAGGCCGTAGATGCGCCGCTGAACAACGACCTATACAGGAAGCTGGTCAAGGCCAAGATTGCCCGCAACATCAGCGACGGAACCGCAGACAGCATCATCCAGCTAGTGGAAATCATTATCGGGGTAAAGGTGACGGCGCTGATCTGCAATGGCGACAAGTCGTTCGACATCGGCATTGCCTCGCCGCTGGACAACACCACGCTGTACCTGATCGAGAACTTCGACCTGATACCGCGCCCGCAAGGCACCCGTATCGGCGAGATCTTCATCCTTCCGCTGAGCATCGACGATATCGAATTGACGTCATCGCACATCTATGAGTACGCCAACGTCACACTTCCTGGAGATTTAGCCTAATGGCACGACAGCCTTTTAATACGCGCTGGGCCCAGGGCGTGGAAACCGAAGACAACCTGAACAGCTTCAAGGCGCCTGGCGATGTGCGCTTGGGCACTGGCTGGGAAGGTGGGCAGGACAAGGACGCCCCGCCGGCCGGGCATGAGAACTGGTGGCATAACCGGGTTGACTCTGCACTGCAGGATCTGGAACGCCAGGGCGCAATGTCCTGGCACACGCAGGCGATCTATGAGGTTGGAGCACCATGTTTTGCCAGTGATGGCAATTACTACGAGTCGATCGCGAGCGGCAATTCGGGGAACATCCCGCCAAGCAGTCAAGCCTACTGGCGCCTGATCGGTCCAAGCCTCTATTCAAGCTTCAGTGTTGCTGAATACAAGGATGTCGCGCACAACAACCCCCCCGACCCGGGCTGGCTGAAATGCACCGGCGCGCTTCTGTTGCGCACGGCATACCCCAGGCTTTTCGCGAAAATCGGTACGACCTACAACACTGGCGGTGAGCTAAGCACACAATTCCGCATTCCCGATTGGCGCGGCATGTTCCCGCGCTGCCTGGATGATGGTCGCGGTATCGATAGTGGGCGAGCTCTTAGCAATACCCCTCAGGCGAGTCAGAACCTTTCTCACACGCACGACGCTACGGCAAGCACGAGCGGTGCTCACGCGCACACCATGACCTTTTCCCGCGATTTGGTCGATGGCGGAGCGCAGACAGATGCGGTCTACGGGGACCAGCAAGAGCAGGGGACCAACACGCAAACAACCAGTAATGCCGGATCGCACACGCATACCATCGGCATCAACTCAAGCGGCGGTGCCGAAGCCCGCCCAATCGGCCTGGCGCAAGTCAGATGGATTCGATACCTATGACCCAGAAGACCGTTTACCAATACGACGAGCATGGATGGTACAGGGGCGAGACGCTGGCCGATGCTGACCCCGTGGTAGCTGGCAACTGGCTGCTACCAGCCCGCACCACTGAGGTTAAGCCACCACTGTTCACCGGTGGAAAGTTGCCGAAGTGGGTCGGCTACAAGTGGAAACTCATCAACCCGTAGGTGCAGATATGGAAAGGCCTCGCAAGCGCCGCTTCACGGACAAGATGGAGGCGTTTTGCCTCGTCTACATGGAGACGAATAACGCTTCCGAGGCCTATCGTCGGTCCTACAACGTCACCAACATGGCAGAGAAAACAGCCGCTCGAGAGAGCTGGATCGTCCTGCAAAAGCCGCAGGTTCAGGCCCGGATCGCCGAGCTAAGGGAAGCCGTCATGGACAGGCACAACATCACCGTCG